GTGGATATGTCGGTCAATCAGCTGGAACTCAAATTACATTAAGTTCTAGATTCGGTGGACAGACAACTCCATACGCATACTAATATAAGAATCGCATTTATAAATACCTTGAATAACACTCGAGGTATTTTTTATGGTTACAAAAAAGACAACTAGCAAAATCGCAGACAAATACAAAGATCTATTTGATTCCTGCCCATACTACATTCAAAGTGATTTTGAAGCAGAAAATTTTAATACTCAAACTGGATCAGCATATTCTAGATTTATTATTGAGACAATTAATAAAATTAACAGCGATTTAGAAACAGAAACAAGAACTTTTGAAAAAAATTGTTTAGAAGAAGAGAAATCTAAATTACTAGATATCATTGAGCAACAAGATCCTGCAACTTTAACTAATGCAGTTAATAACTGGCAAGAAGCTGAACAAGACTATTGGGTCAACTTCTTAGGCAAGCAGGCTGCAATTGAGTTGCTAACATTCGGCAAACCATCTTATGACACAATGAGCAAGATGGTTAAATTGCCAGAACACTTATATATTAAATCAACACAAATTTGTGTTAAGTTGGCAAACGCAATTAAAACTGCTACTACATCAGCTGAAGAAGCTATCGGTGTTGTTAATACGGCAGTATCAACTGATACTAATAAACCAGCAGAACTTAAAAAAGTATTACTTAAGAAAATTAAATGATAGATTACTCTAATATAAAATTAGCAGTATGTATTCCGGCCAGGGATATGATGCATACTAATACTACATATTGTTTATATAACCTTGCCGATTTTTTAATTAATAACGGCATCGATAACAAACTGTTTATTAGTCCAGGGACATTGATTGTTAATCAACGACATGAATTAGTTAAGTCGGCACAAGAATGGGGTGCTACTCATATTATGTTTATAGACAGTGATATAGAATTTGAGCCGCATCATGTTACTAACTTATTAGATTTTAATGAAGACATTGTAGGCGCCGCTTACAGCAAACGGGCGCCACCTTTTGTAGCCACAGCATGGACTGAAATTGACAAATGGAATACTCACGTAAAACCATCTGAGCAAACAGATAGTCACATTAAAGTAGAAGCAATGGGTTTGGGTTTTTGTTTAATAAAAATGTCAGTATTTGATAAAATTAAACTACCTTGGTTTGAGATTGGATTTACTAATGGACAATACACTGGAGAAGATATTGAATTCTTTAGAAAATGCATTAGTACAGATATATGGCTAGATATACTTACTACCTGCGAGTTAGGCCATTTAGGAACTAAAAGTTATAAAGTCGACGGCGGCATTGAAGTAGGCCTCGAAACTTAACCAACCACTTGTTAAGTCTGATTAGATTATAATCAGTAAACAATGTGTCATCATCGGAAAATTGCGTTTGAATTAATATATCTTTTTCTATTAATTCAATTAGCAAATTTAATGTACTGTCATTTGATAACAACGTTATTATCAATGGATGTTCCACTAATTCCATATTAAGTAGATGTACTGTCTGCAAGTACCATCGCTCTACATAACTTACTTCTTGTTTGAATAGGCTGTTTAATAAAGGATTGTCTAATCGACGATCCCAACAATGATATAAATCAACGCTTTTAGAACGTTTTAATTTTATCTTCTTGGGAAATGGAATTATCTCTGCTGACATTCTTTTTATCAACCCAACTATAAAAGGTTTTAAATTTTTTAATTAGTCTACTGGAACTAATCATTTGCCTTGCTTTTGGATGCAATGGACTAGGCAAGTTATCAATATTAGTCCATGCATATCCAGCATTTTCCCAGTTGAGTTCAGGTACAAATTCTTTGTTTACTAGCACTATAAACGTATCATATACAAAATCTTTTGCTCTGCTTTGATATCTATGTAAAGGTATTATTTTTTTAATTTTAGTTAATTGAAGTTCTTCTTCTAATTCTCTGCGTAAGCCGTCAATTTCAGATTCGTTGTGCTCGACTTTGCCTCCTGCAAAGGTCCATGTATTAGGATGACTTTCAGCAGGGCTACGTAAAACTGTCATTACTCGACCTGACTGTTCGCTGACTATAATAGCACCTGCTCCTCTAAACTGCTTCACAAATAAATTCTCCACCATCCGTTTTGATATGTACCTTCAAACACACTAATCCATTGCTCTGCTCGCCATTCATATAGTATGTTAGTAGTTGTATTTAACACTATGGCTTCACTATTAGCAGACGAATTAAAACTTACAATCCAATGACTGCCGTTGTATTGTATAATGTCATTGGCCTTGGCATCAGTGATACCCCAATAGTTATTGTTAGGAACATCTTCTAATACTAGATAACGTTGATTTGTAGCCGCCGCTGGTAGATTTTTTCCGGGTGCAACACGACTAGGATTTATAATAGCATTAATGGCAGCTAAACTAGCATTAGGTAAACTGTCTTGATCTACATTAATAATAGCAACGTTTGGATTACTATCGTCTATCTCTGTTATAGTTGCAACAATATCATTATTAGGATCTGTAGGATCATTGCCTCTACGCAATCTTAGATTACTAATACCTAGTCTCAAATCTCCAAAAGGTTTTAATAGCGTTGACCATTCTAGTAAATTACCCTGGTCATCTGTAGTACCACCGGATTTATTTAATATAGTTGCACGATCTCCTTCTATTCTAACTTGTAACTTAGCATTTTCAAAAGTAACAACAACCCATTGTTTATTAGGCATTGGATCATCCTCCACCCAATCTAGTTGCTCTTCATTTTTTAATTTCTTAATTTCATTTAAAATTGTATGTATAAGAGTTTGACGTTTAACTTTAGCAGGAGGGTTAATCAATACAGGTATAGTAAAGTTTAATGCCGCGACGTCGATGATGTCATCAGTGCCTTGCGGTACTTGACGCACACTCCATATAACATTAACTAATTCTGTATAAGTTAAGTTTGACCAATCAAACGGATTATCATTTGATTTTAAATTGATACTCGGATTAAATAATACCAATAGTTGTTCTATTAATTGTAATTTTTGATCTGTGTTACTTGTCCATATATCTACTTGAACAGTTAAGTCGTAGGGCACTGGCATATAGCGTTCTACAGTATATGTATTACCTACTTCACCTTCAATATAATCTCCAGTTATAGGATCTACTTTCTTTTCATAGACTTGTACTTTGCTAACGTGAGTTGGATTACTTCTACGTTCGGCGCTGATCTGTAAATCGGTTACATAGCAACTTATAAACGGAACAGTATTCATCATGTTCTCACTTTGATTTTTTAGTATGTGAGCAGCCATACGATTGATGTCACCATAGCGTACAGGTACTTGAATATATGATTCGTTGCCATCTCGGTCCTTGCCAGTTTTCACACTAAAACCTCCCAATATACGCATAAATTGGGTTAAGTATTTTCTAATCTGTTCGTCGTAAAAATATTGTTGCATAATTAAAAATCTGATTTAGGTAGCACTACTTGACTTAATGCCTGTCGTTCTGGGAACTCTTTGTTACCGACAACAGTGGTGGCATCATTGTTAATGAATCCTGCGGCATTCAATACTTTATCTCTTAAATCTACTGGACCACTTGCAGTTTGCATACGTTGCCATCTTGTTCCACGATAAGCAAACAAAACTGCTGGAGTATAATCTGTGCGTAAAAAGAAATCGCCTTGTTTTGGAGTTAACGGAAAACTTAGACCTGATTCTACTGCTTCACCATGATCATAAACTGGATTAGCATCTGCTTGATACGGCTTAACTGTATTTTGTATAATGTTACTGCCGTCATCTAAAATAGTAGGAGCCAGTTGTTCGCCGCGAGCAATGATGGCATTGGAAATTTCTAATTCTTTCTGATAAGTGCTTAACGCATCTTTTAATGTATCAACTCCGTTATCAGCAGTCTGTGATAATATATCTCGATACTCTTGGGCATCAGTCATTGGGCTTGCTTTGATTCGCCAAATGTGCGGGTACCAAGTTTGACTAAAACCTTCTGCGGCACGACTAGCATCTTGAATAACATAAAACTTATTGATAGCAGGTTTAGTTTCGTCTAGTAATAAGTCGTCACGTATGTGCGGTAATTCAATAACATCTCCGGCCATAAGTTTCCTGCCCATACGGTCAACCATGTCGTTAGTATGAAAGCTAATGTATATGGTATCGGCACTTAAGAATAAACCAAATTGTGTTAAGTCGAAGTCTTGATCACCTACATTATAAACTCCGCGAAGTTCGTAGATATCAGGATCATAAATTCTATCACGATTTTCTAAGAACAATAAGTCTTGAATCTTAGTTTCGTTGAGTACGTCATCAGCCTTGTAATTTGGCTTAGTTGGATCAGTGCTGGCACCTTGATCTGCTGGTTGTAAATATTTGTGTACTAACACGCCAGTACCGCCTACCATAAATTGTTCACGGATAAGTCTATCCATAAAATGATAGTCGTTAGTTTTCTCGGGTTTCCACAGGCTTAGTCTTGGCATAGTAATACTATTTACCTATTACTTTTAATTGGCTATCTGGACAAACTTACGATTTAATTGACACAAATTGAAGTCTATAGTATAATACACTATACACATAAATTGGAGCGGTTATGATGGAATATGATGTGGACGCAAACAGTCCAAAAGTTAAAAAGTTTTTGCATGGTTTGATGCCATCGTTTATTGAACAGTTGGGGCTTGCTAATAGCAGAAAAGCAGTTTTAGTAAAAGTTACCAAAGATGTAGAAGATGATTTTCAGGGCTCTACTATGAATATAGAAGTAGCAGACTGTATGCTAGTCTTACTTAAAACGCCAAAACGTCTTAGTCCTGCAAGTTTATTGGAAATGGCCAGTACTTTAGCACACGAAATGGTACACGTCAAACAAATTGCCAAAGGACAAATGAAATTCCTGCCAAATGAAGCTAAGATTTGGAAAGGAAAACGCTATACCAAAAAAACTAAGTATTTAGATATGCCCTGGGAATTGGATGCGTTTTCAAAACAAGAAATCTTGTTACGCCGTGCAATTGAAATTGACGCAAAATAGAAGTTAGTGTATAATTACATTTTTACTAGGAGTAAGTATGGCTACTAAAAAAGCAGTTAAACAAGTAAGTTCTGATAAATTGGCATGGCGCTTTGAGCCTCCAGCCAAAACAGTTGTCTACAGAGAAGTAGATGTTAAGTATGTTGGCGACGAACCCGTATATCCTAGTTTGGAAGAACAGCAAGCATGGACAGACAGCGAATATCGCACACAGGTTATGCGCTCACTAAATTGGTATGCACATACACAAGACAAAAAGAAAAGCGCAGAATGGCTTAACCAATTCCTTGCTCGTAATCCTCGTCGTCAAAAAATAGCAGACGCAGTTAAGCGCGGCGACATTTGGCCCGGACCCACAGTGGGCTTTGCGCTAAGAGCAGGCCGTGTTGGACTAGCACTACGTTTTGGCACACTACGCACTCTTGTTAAACAACTTAAACAAGCAGACAAAGGCATCGACACTTCCAATCAAGTTGTAGAAGTCGTAGTAGATGACAAGCCAAAGTTCAACATACAAGAACGCATGGCAGAAAAGACAGCAGAGTTCCTAGGAGAACTTGAAGGACGCTTTGATGACTTTACCGCAGAGTTCAAAGGTGAGCCCAAGCTGGTAGAATTGATGACACAAATGAACGTGCCAGCAGTACAAGTTAAAACTGTAACAGAGTTCATCAACAAAAAGATTGCAGAGTTTGAGGAAGTTAATTCTAGCAAAGACAGTCAAGTATTAGAAGCATACAAGCATCTGGGCAAGCGTCAAATTACTGCTATGATTAAGTGGTGGACAC